TGTAAAAAGACCAACTCTCATTACTTCCCACGCTTGCTGGATTAAAAAATATATTTACATGAGCAGCCTTTATTGTTCCTGACTTAATTACATATACTCTTTGCCTACCAGCTATTCCATTTGTAATGCTGGTGCTCCCCAATCCGTAGTAATATGTGTAAGCATCGTTCAACCCCACAGATGCCGTGCTGCTTCCGCTGAATTGTAAAACATATCCACCACCTCCGACTGTAATGGTGGAACCAGACTCATTAACAGTAATATTTCCGTCACCTGATAAAGTGACTGCCGTCGATCCGCTGGTGTTGCTTTGAATTATTGAGCTGTTGGATCCTCCTGCGCCCACAGACAGAGATCCCTCGTTTGTAACCGATCCATCCACTTCGGTAACGGTTACATTTCTTAGATCGTCATAAGTGGCAATTCCCACCCCATTAACTTGGCTTGTATCGGACCATTCCAGGTAACTAGCTTTCTCACTTTCATAAACAGGGTCTTGTTCGGTGTCCAGATAAACCAGGTCATCGGTTCCTCTTACCAGGATCCCGTCAATACCTGATGGGGGTGAAATCAGATTATCCAGCTCAAAGGCATCATAGACAATCAGGTCGTTAACCTCGAAGCTGCTGTAAGGTGTCCAGCCTGGGGCATGACTGACTCCACCTCCTTGGGAAATCAGGTCATTGGGAGTTATTTCATATACATTTCCTCCTATATCGTACCGAACCATCACCTTGACACTCGGCAGATCAGAAGTGTTTAGGTCTGGCAAAGATTCTATGATGATGTTATTGTCAGTCTTAGTCGTATTAAATGAAATCTTGTCTGCGTCAACATTGAGCACATTCAAAGCCGTGTTCCACCACAATTCCCCATATTCTGTATCCGTGAAACCCAATCGCAAACGCTCATTGGGACCCAGTCCGATATCGTCCCCCACTGTCGCAGGAATCAGGTGCGTTCCGCTTTTGGAAAATAGGCTGGGAGTCGCCATTGTATTGATCGCTGAATAAATTTGCCCAGCCGACACCACGCTATCACTGTTTTCTCTCACAGCTGGAGAACTGGTTAGCAATAAGGTCATGCCCGACTCCATCCTGATCGGTCGGGTGAAGGTAACTTCCTTCCAGTAACGAGGTGAAATCCTGTCTACCCGTATCGCATCAAAGGCGCTCTGAGCGAGAGCTGAGACGCAGAGTATATTCAGGGCTAATATGGTTAAAAGTCCTCGCATATCATACCTTATTAATAAATTGTAGGGGTTTAGCTTGTGCATAATTCCCCTGTTGCTTTTCGATCTTCGCCAGGTAAGCCTTTAGCTTCTTGACGTTGTCAGTCTTTTCCCTGTAATGTGTCATAGTACCCAACCGTTAAAAAGTTCATCACTGGACGGTGGCATCTGCCCGTCCTGGTTTTTTGTGTACTCGGGGATAGAAGCACTGTTTTCCGACAGGTAAGCCAACAGCCTTCTTCCATAATGCTCCGCTGAGTCCCGCTCCTTCTCCACCAGGTAATCCAGTTCCGCTTTCTCCACCGCCGTTGCGTTCTCGACATTATGCTTGAATACCCCTCCGTTGGAAGCATTATAAGCCAGCCAGGGCAGGAACTCGACCATGGAGTAATGCACCAGGCAAGGCTTGATGTACTCCATCAGCTCGTCATAGGGACTTCTAAATTCCCCGCCGTTTTCTATGGTGGTTTTCAACCCGACCAACAACTTCGTCCCCAGGATTGCCTGCAAGTGGGTATCCTGGGCCATCTTGATAAATGGCGTGTACTTGTCGGGGTCAATCCCACCCTTGAGTGGTGATAGCTTGACCAGGTCGTCCCGTGTGATTAACAATGCTTCTGCCATGACTACCTGGGGTACTTATATCCTTTACTAGGCATGTCAATCGGTCTTGCCTTTGCCTTGTCCCAGCCTTTGGGATTCAGCACCTTCGGGTCCACTTCCTTTCGGATGGATTCCACCGTTACTTGCTTATCGTGTTCCATGTCAGGTGTTGCACTTTTCGGTTCAAATTGTCCCCTGGCATTGCGCTTGCGGAAATAAACCACACGGGTCCAGTAATGGTGGCAGTTGGCACCTCCCTTGTATAACCATATCGAGTAGGTTGACTCACCCTTGGCCGCAAACTCGCTGTTCACCCCATCCTCACCCATTTGCACGATGTCCTCCCTGCGATAAACCTTTCCTTCATTGGCAGCCTGCACCATAGCCACACAGAATTTCCTGGAGTTATATACCAGTCGGCTGGGTGCATACTTGTATCTAACCTTTACCAGTCCCGAGTCCCCGTCAGGGCTTTTATCCTGGGGATTGACATAATTGCCCGAGAAGGTCATCATCTCCAGTTCCGCTTCGGGATCTTCGACGGGTGTTTCACTGACCAGGTCCCACTGGCTGTTGTCCACGATCTCTCCTTTGTCTTTCAGGTAATCCATCCAGGCCAGCTCGATTTCCTCGGGAAAGTCGGGAGCTCGATGCGAGTGCATCTTGACCCCTGTTTCCTTCTCCTTCTCTTCCTTGGTCGTGGCGTTGGTGGTGTCGGTGAACTCCAACGGTTGCAGCGTCTTGAAATACAGATCCAGGATATAACCGTTAAAGCGGGTGATCATGCCCAGCCCTTCCAGGATAAGCTGCTGGTAGGGACGGATAACCGTATTGTCAAAAAGAGTTGAAGCCGTCTTTAATTCATCGGCGTTATTACCTAAGCCTGTATTGTCCTTGATGCCTAAAAGCATTGGCGACACCAGGCGGTGGGCAACCATGAGTTTCTTCATGGCTTCCTCGGAGAGATAGCGAAGCATGTCGGTGTAATCCTTCGTTTCGACTGCCGTGATGTCCGCCTTCTTGGTTGGGTCGGCGTTGAAGGCCAGGATAAACCTGCCTGAATTGGTCGAACCCGAAAACTTGCTCTTGATCTTGCTCTCGATCTGTTCCCGCTCCTCCTGCGGTGGAACACCGTTGTTAAAATTGATTAGCGCTCCTGCAAACAGACCATTCTGGATGTAGTTGATGTTGAAGTTAGCGATCTCTTCTTCCAGCTCGGCATACTGCACTCCACCCTGGTAGTCCACGGGTGCATAGTAAAATTTACCAGCCGAATAAGGCTTGACCACGATCAGCTCGACAAACTCGTTTTCTTCCCCGAAGCCGAACGCTGGAATCCTCCTGGGTCGGTAACGCTTATCGGTGCTTTTGGTCCAGTCCCAGGAATAGTAATAAGCACGTACATTTCCCTCGATGTCGGCAATCTCAGCCCGAAGTGTCTGCAAGGGGTGATGATAGGCTTCCACGATCCGTTTCTTGCCCTGGTTGTAAAGCACCTGCAGGGCATACATGCCGAACAGTTTGAGATCAATGGCGACTTTGCGCAGCTCCTCGTTCTTGATGGTCCTTTGCAGGTCAATCCAGAACGCAGGTTTACTGTCGCTGTCCGTTGCATCCAGGCCGTTACCGTAAATTAGCTGGGCAACACCGTTCACGATGGCGTTATGAGTAGGTGAACCGTTGTAGCAATCAATGAGATACTGGAAATAATTATTGTCATCCCCATACTCCACCCATTTCTTATATGCATTCTCTTTGATGGCTGGCTTGGTGTAACCACCCAGGCTCATGATGCTCAAGTCATATTTTTGCTCCTGGCTCATAACGTCATAAACTCATTGGCTCCTGACTTGGCATTTGGCTCAAGGTAATTCTCTGAGGTAGGTTGATGTTGGCTTCCAGCAGCAGTATCTATGAAATGAAGTTTTACTTGTTTGAGTAATCGCTTTGAGATCAAGACAACTTCCTCCAATGCGGCATAAATCCTTAATATACCAAAAGTATTGGCATTGAACGTTTTATTGTTATTGAACTGACAGGTTAAAATACCATCGGTAAAGACTTCTTCCTGGGATTCCCATATCTCCATTTTTCGGGTGAACTCATTGGTTACCTCAAAATGAAATCTTTCGTTAGGTCTTAACGGATTCTCCTTGAGACGAATCTTAATTGTAAAACCTCTATCGTTGGTGTCTAGTTTTACCATTACAAGAGTCTGTTTTGCTAGAATAACCCAGAAAATCGTTTTTGTTTCCGATTTTTTCACCCATTAAAAAAGCCCTCGAACCGCTCCGAGGGCTTCACGTCAAACTTACACCAATCATTATGCAACAAGTAAACGAAAGCAGTTATTAAGTTCCTGATATTACAGTCGGCGGGGTTGTCATCCCTGCAAATGGATTGGCTTCGGTGGCTCCATCAATGAAGTTGGCAGGGGTCTTTTCCTGCCCTGACATTACCAGCGTGTAACCATACAAGTCTCCCATCGCTCCCCCCGAAACAATGGTACCACCCGTCAGCTCCATGCCGTTCTTCAAACCGAAGGCAAAAGCGTCGCCCTGCTTGGTATGAGCCACGACAATCGGACGACCGTATGCCATCAGCTTGATCTCTTTATGGGTCGTCTTATCCAGCTTTTGCAGAGTGGCATTGATGGTCTGTTCAAAGAAGGTCGTGCCGTTTTCCCTGCTGGACTGAACGGATTGCTCAAAGTTCGAGTTGCCTTTCAGGTCGTACTTGTAAGCCGTTAAAGCCGTCCCCCCGCTCTTGGTCATCTCATCAATGACATCGGTATCGGTTATGTTGAAGGTAACGCCCACATCCTCAAAGTTGATGAAGTAGAGCGCCTTCAATCCTCCGACAGCATCTTTCGGCTGAACTATCCTGCCCTTTGTTAAATCGCTAGCCATACCTTATAATATTATCTTCACCAATCATTTAAGGCGGTGAAATACAATCCAGATTCGATATTTCGTACTTTGAGTCCCTGATTGTACCGTTTGCAATTTCATCTTGTATCCACCCCACAATGATCCCTCCCAAAGTTTGCTCGATTGAACGCCATTAACGGTAAAGGTGGAAGCGACAGGAGTCACATAGAAAGTCCCAGACACATCATTGGCCTGATAAAGTGTCAATGTGCCTGCTGTGGAGCCTGAAAGCGAATCCGCAACTACTAATACTGAATAGCTGTAATTGGCATCTAGGGTGCCTGGGAGCGTCCAGTAAATATTCCCTGCGTTTGCGACTGTGTCAATGACATAGTATTGAAGCGTGTTTCCAATGGTATTGTAGGTTCCGCTATTTCCTGCAGACTGCGAGAATCCCAAGGAGGAAAACAAACATAAGGCGAAGAATAAAATTAGTTTTTTCATATCTTTTATATTGTTTTTCAATCTGTTACTTTTTAGCCTATATCCGATGCCCTGACATCAGGCATTATACTCCAGGAGTATAGAGGACACATTCCGAGCCGATACCATATTGCACCCCTGCAGTAAAGCGCATCACGATACGGACATTCTGGGATCCATCCACGCCTGACATGTCAATAACCTGGACTTCGTTCATATCATCAAACAGCGAGGTCCCGAACCACAGATTGGACACCTGTGCTCCAATGACATAGGAAGCCGACAACCCATTAGCCACTTTCAAAGTCACCCCTTCAAATTCCATCGGTATATCGCCTGCATAGAACTCCTGCTGATAGCCCAGTGCTGCCATGGCCCGACGATAGGCACGGGCGACATTGGGAGCAACCAGCAATTGGAAGTCGGGAGTATTGAGAATAGTATTTGGCACCAGGTCGACAACTTTACCGAGTTCAGTGATGACGTTAGTGGCAGTAATGCCTCCCGCCGCAGGACTGGAAACGTCAAGCACGTCCGAATCGGCTGTCATCAGGGCAATGAATCCTGCGAACTCACCTGCTCCAAGCGCAGTTCCCTGGTATATATTTGTTTCATTGGCCTGGGCCACGCTGGCGATGACATGAGCCAATAAAAATTCCTGGAATGTGGGAGGCAGCTTGTCAAACACCGAAAATCCCATCTGGGCAGCTTCCCAGTCGGCACGGAAGTCTTTTTTGCAAAGCTGGACATTGACCTGCAGTTCCTTTGGGGTCAGGATGCGTTCGGTCAGGGTCACGTTGCCCGTCGGGGTGAAATCGCAGGTAGCATCAGCCAAAAGGCCAGAGGTAGCCAGCTTCTTGACGACTTCACTTTTCTTGATATTCCCCTTGATCGTCAGCAGGCCATCATTCAAGGAAGGTGCAGACATCAGCGCAGCAGCGATATACTTCCCTGCAAACTCTCCAGTATAAGTGGTCGTGATGGAAGTGGTCGTTGCAAATTTCCTCTTTTTCATGTTTATATTGATTTTTGATTTGATATTCAGTTAATTATCTCACCATTTTAGGACAGGCGCTCCATCACCATGCCCAATACAGATTGCTTGGCCTTTCCCTTCATTTGGACTGGTTCATCCTCACTCGTGGGACTGACAGCAACCTTTTTAGCGGCAAATTCGACCTTATTGGGTTCAGGTTCTTCTTCTCCCAGCTCGTCAGAGATTTGTTTCAGTTCAGCCTTCATGGTTGACAGCTCGCTTTTTGTAG